GCTGCTAACTTCCTAGCATACGGCAATGCACTTCGCCTTGTTCGTACTGTTGGTAGTGCTGCGAGAAATGCGGTTGGCGCTGGTTCCGCAATCTTGGTCAGAAATGCAGATGAGTATGAAACTGCAGTTGCTGACGTCGAGTCGTCATTTATTGCTAAGTATCCTGGGGAACTAGGAAACTCGCTTACTGTTTCTATCTGCGACTCAACAGGATGGGCATCTTGGAATGCTGCATATAAAGCAAATTTTGCTGCAGCGCCAGGAACTTCAGACTATGCTGATGCCAAGGGTGCATCACTCGACGAAGTCCACATTGTTGTAGTTGATGCTGATGGTGCATTCTCAGGAACTGCTGGTGCAATTCTTGAAGCATATGCAAACCTCTCAGTTGCTGCAGACGCAAAAGGCAGTGATAATGGTTCGAACTATTATCCAACTGTAATTAATAATCAATCCAAGTATATCTGGTGGGGCGGAAACCATCCAACCAATGCTGACGAAGACATTGCATGGGGGTCTAATGCTACTCCTGGTGTGTTCAATAACATGGACGGATCGCACAGTGAAACACTTGATGATGGCGTGGATGATTTACCAGACAACGGAGAAATCAATGCTGGTTATGCTCTGTTTATCAATCCAGAAGTATCTGATATTTCATTGGTAATCACTGGTGCGCACTCGTCAGTAGTACAGCAATATGCAATCGATATGGTTTCTGATTCTACAACAGGAAGAAAAGACTGTATCGTATTCGTATCACCTGATCTTGCATCAGTAAGAGCAGCAGATCCTCTTGCTGCAGTACAAGAATACTTTAGTGACCTTGCACGCAACACCTCGTATGCTGTTGCAGATTCAGGTTGGAAACGTCAATACGACCGTTACAATGACACATATGTCAATGTTCCTCTGAACCCTGATATTGCTGGTCTTTGTGCTCGTACTGACAGAACAAATGATCCATGGTGGTCACCTGCTGGTTTAAACCGTGGCGCTATCAAGAATGTTGTTAAACTTGTCTGGACTCCAAACCAAGCAGAACGCGACGATCTGTATAAGATTGGCGTAAACTCAGTAACTAATGTTGCTGGTGCTGGTATTGTTCTCTATGGCGATAAGACACTTCTTCTGAAACCATCGGCGTTTGATCGCATCAATGTTCGTCGTCTTTTCATTACTCTTGAAAAAGCAATCGCAACTGCTGCTAAGTATCAACTGTTCGAATTCAACGATGTATTCACTCGTTCGCAGTTCCGTTCTATCGTAGAACCGTTCCTGCGTGACGTTCGTGGTCGTCGTGGTATTTACGACTTCCGTGTCGTTTGCGACGAAACAAACAACACTGGTGACGTAATTGACCGTAACGAATTCGTTGCTGATATTTACATCAAACCAGCAAAGTCAATCAACTTCATCCAATTGAACTTCATTGCTACAAGAACTTCGATTTCGTTTGAAGAAGTTGGCGCATAATAACCCAATAAATAGAGAAAGAAATTAGGAGAATCTAATATGGATATTTCAAAATTTAAGGGGTTACTTGGTGCTGGTGGTGCTAGACCAAACCAATTCCGTGTATTTCTGAACTTCCCTGGGTATGTAAATACACCAAATCCAGAATACTCGCTGCTGGTTACTGGCGCTGCACTTCCTGCATCAAATGTTAACCCAACTTTACTTCAATACCGTGGACGTGAAGTAAAACTTGCTGGCGAGCGTATCTTTGATCCGTGGACAGTTACTATTGTCAACGACACAGAGTTCTCCCTCCGCACTCCAATCGAGCAGTGGATGGATGGCATGAATAATCTTGTTGATAATACAGGTGTTCTTGCTCCTCGTGACTATCAAGTTGACCTTGTTGTTGAGCATCTTGATCGTAATGATGAAGTTCTTCAAACATACACTCTGAATTCTGCATTCCCGATTAACATGTCGGAAATTACACTTCAGTATGGTCAGAATGATGTTATCGAGGAATTTACTGTTACGTTCCAGTATCAGCATTACACTGTACGTTAATTGAAAAAGTAAAATTGAATTATGGAAATTTTTGGTTATAAAATTGAAAAGTCTAGGGTGCCACCGACCGAGAGGTCGTTTGTGGCACCCACAGACGATGGCGGTGCTGAGGCCATAAAGGCAGGTGGTTATTTTGGCACCTACCTTGACCTAGAAGGCACCGCCACAAACGAAGCAGAACTGATCAGAAAGTATCGCGACATCGCTACTATGGCAGATGTCGACACTGCGATTGATGATATTATTAATGATTCAATTTCAAATCTTGATGACGAAAAACCTGTTGCAATAAACCTCGATGAAACTAGTCTTTCGAAATCTATTAAGAAAAATATCGAAGACGAGTTTGAAAATATTCTCTCGATTCTAGATTTTAATATTAGAGCACAAGATTATTTTCGTCGCTGGTATATCGACGGTCGTTTATATTTCCACAAGGTAATCGATACAGCAAAACCAAAACAAGGTATTACTGATATTCGCTTCATTGATCCAAGAAAGATCAAGAAAGTTCGCGAAGTTACCAAGGAAAAAAATGACAAGAGTGGCGTAGAGTTTGTTACGAAAGTTGACGAATATTTTATCTTCAATGAGAAGGGTATTGTTCCAAACAAAACTCCAAACAATTACTCTGCTACCAGTTCTGGTACATCAATGAAAATTACTAAGGATGCAATTTGCTATGTTCCTTCTGGTCTAGTTGATCAAGATAAGAGCATTGCTTTATCGTATCTGCACAAAGCAATCCGTCCAGCAAATCAGTTGCGTATGATGGAAAATGCTGCAGTAATCTACAGAATTTCAAGAGCACCTGAACGTCGCGTATTCTACGTTGACGTTGGTAATCTCCCAAAGATCAAAGCGGAACAATACCTTGCTGGTATTATGAATCAGTATAGAAATAAACTGGTTTATGATGGCAACACTGGTGAAATCCGCGACGATAAAAAGTTTATGTCAATGCTTGAAGATTTCTGGTTGCCTCGGCGCGAAGGTGGTAGAGGAACTCAGATTGAAACACTTCCTGGTGGTGCGAATCTTGGAGAAATCGAAGATATTGATTACTTCCAGCGCAAACTATATCAGGCATTGAACGTTCCAATTTCTAGAATGCAACAGCAGTCTGGTTTAAACTTTGGGCGTGCTGCTGAAATCAACCGCGACGAGTGGAAGTTTACAAAGTTTATTTCTAAACTACGTCGCAGATTCTCTGCATTGTTTGATGACCTTTTGAAAACACAATTAATTTTAAAGGGTATCATTACCGAAGCAGATTGGAATGATATTAAACATGATATTCAGTATAAGTATGCAACCGATGCATTCTATACAGAATCAAAAGAACAGCAAATTCTTCAATCAAGAATTGAGATTCTTAATGGTATGGCAACATATATTGGAAATCTCTATAGTAAAGAATATGTTCAGAAGCATATTCTTAAACTAACTGACGAAGAAATTGCGGAGATCGAACTGCAAAATACGGCGGATCCTGTTGATTTAGAACCAGCGATGGAACCGCCACCAAGTGAAGGGCAAAATAATGGACAATAATGAACTCGTTCTTTCATTAATAAATAACATTGAAGACGGAAATATGAGCGACGCTGAACATGATTACGATCTTGCATTATCTGCAAAGGTCGGAGATGTTTTGGCAGCTCGTCGTCAGGAAATGACAAATCGTATTTTTAACGGGGAAGTAGAGCAAGATGAGTCAGAAGAAGTTTAAAGATTTTCTCTCGCAACTCGACGAGAAGATTAATATCGCCAACACAAAAATGGGCGATGTTATCAAGGATTTCCAGGATTCTGATGCTCCCCAGTTTAAGGGCAAGAGCGCAGAGAAGCGTCGTCAGATGGCAATCGCTGCCAAGTTGGAAGCAGATCGTGGTGTCAAGGAAGAAGTCGAAGAACTGGAAGAACTCTCAACTGACACGTTAAAGAGTTATAGAACTAAGGCTCGCGCAGATGCTTATGATGCAGATGACGTCGATGACAATCGTCGTTTTCGTAAGCGTGCTGCTGGATCAAACACCGCTGGCAAGAAACTTGTTAAGCGTGGTGAAAGTCTGAAGACTGAAGACGTTGAACAGACCGACGAAGAACTAAAGGGCAATCAACATAAGATTGATGCCAATAAGAATGGTAAAATTGATGGACACGATTTCAAAGTTTTGCGTAATGCAAAGAAAGCAAGATACCAGTAAGGATTAACAAATGGCGACTAAAGCGGTTCTAAAACTAACACAGGTCCATGGTGTGGTAAAGGTGCGTGGCACAGGATCCGCTACCATTGCACTTGCGACTGATCTGAAGAAATCTTCAGAAAATCAGTCTTCACCAAAGGCGAATATTCGCACTCTTCACTGGGCGCTGTCAGTAGGTTCTACTGCGACTGTCACTAGGAATAGTGTAGTTCTATATTACCTTTCTGGAACTGGTAAGATGGAATTTATGGGATGGTCTGACAACGAAGAAAACGGATCCGACATTGTTGTTGACTTTTCTTCAGGAACTGGTTCAGTGGTCTTAGAACTTGCTAAGGTCTCTGGTTATGGT